TTCTCTAGTCACCGAGGACGGTTTTAATATTTTAACGGAGTAGAACAATGGCAGATAAAAAAATAACAGCATTAACCTCCTTGGGGGCCGCGCCCGCCACGGGAGACATGATCCCCATCGTGGACGTGAGCGATACTGCGGACTCTTCGGCGGGCACTACCAAACACGTGCTCGTGTCCGACTTGACGGGTATATCCGACAGAAGCCTCTTGGTGGCCAACGCCAATGTGGCGGATAACGATTGGCTTAGGGTCGACGGGACATCGATCGAGGGGCGGACCGACGCCGAGATCAAAGCCGACCTGAGTCTGGAAATCGGGACGGATGTGCAGGCTTACGACGCCGACACGTTGAAAGCGGACACCGCCGACACATTGACGAAAGGGTTCAACGCCACGGAATACGACAAAGGTACTATTACCTCAGGGACATACACGCCGGATCCGGCCGATGGTAATTTTCAAAAAGCCGTGAACAATGGCGCTCATACGCTGGCGCCTCCGGCGACGACCTGTTCCATAGTCATTCAATACACCAACGACTCAAGCGCCGGGACCATAACGACCTCAGGGTTCACCAAGGTCGACGGAGACACGATATCGACTGCCAACGGCGATGATTTCCTCTTTTTCATAACCAGAGTTAATGGCTTCAGCTTATTGACGGTCAAGGCGCTCCAATGACTTTTCCTTTTCCAAACGTACAAGGCGGGCATGCTTCTGCTGCGGGCTACGCCTTGGACGACGGCACAAGTACGGAAACGTACCCGACCATCCACATGGACGCTGGATCAGGTGTTACGAAAAACGGTTCCGATCAGGTAACCGAATGGGCGAGCCGCATCAATACCTTCAGCCAGTTTCCTCTTGGAGGGGATTTAGTTAGAGCGCCTACTTACTCCGCATCGTCATCGAATCTAAACTCCAAGCCCGTGATTGTTTTTGACGGAGGCGATCAGATGAACGGTGGGGCAAACACTACTTCATCCGTTGTCGCAGGGAGAAATGCCCTGCCAAGCACGGTGACTCCCCCATATTGGGTCATAATGGCTGTGCATATCGAAACTGCTGCTAACAACGACATGTTTTGGAGTGGTCAAGGTGCAACTTGGGCGACGAGCGGCAACTACATTGGTGCAATGCAACATACCACGCTTGGTCATAGGTTTTGGGATGGGAATGGAACCTCTAGATACACGAACGGGTCGCCAAGTACTGGCGGATTTTCCGCTGGGCAGTACGTGCTTGCTTGGCAAGCGGATGGAGACGACAGCTACTTATACGATAGCTTGAACAGGTATCCCTTTAATGGCACACAAAACACGACTGTGCTGGAGGAGGATTTTGCTATCGGAGGGCTTTATAGGCAAGCGGCTTATGCGCTGAATACCGACTGCGAGGTTGCGGAGGTTTTTATTTATGACGACCTAAGCGTGACGATGGACGGAAACACTTTAGATGGCGGCGATCTCAAGGTGGTCGTTGATTATTTAAAAACCAAATACAGCATATAATGGCCACCACGCACGCAAAACTTTACGTCACGCAAAGGGGTTATGACAACGCTCTGGCTGCTTTGGAGGATGCGCTGGACATAGCATCGTCACCATTTTCCGCTTATTGTTCGTATCGTCAACAGGTGCGGTCCGACCATCCCGAACACGCCGACAAATACATCCTGCCCATCGAAGACATGTGCCGACATTTGGTCACGGGCGAAATCCCTTACGACTACGATTGGCACGCCGATCCCGAACCAGAAGAATAAAGGAAAATTATGATGGCATGGCTAACAGCTAATTACGTAACTTTAATCGCGTGTGTGGGAGGAGCCTCGATGCTCGCTTCCGCAATAGCGGCGATGACACCCACGCCCAAGGACGATAAGGCCGCTGGGTGGATCAAGAAAATCTACACTCTGTTGATCGACATACCCGCAATCAATATCGGCAAGGCCAAGGCTATTGGCGACAAGAAGGTTGACGAGAAGATCAAGGAGAAAGCCGGGGGATTCCTTGGTGGATTGTTCCGGAAGATTAAGGAGAACTAAAAGAGGATAAAAATATGCCACAAAGAAAAAGAAATCCAAGACAGACGAAATATAACGGTAAGGTTCGGACACATGCCTCGGCAAGCAAAGCGCGTGCATATGCAAGGAAGCGTAAGGCTGCAAAACGTAAATGAGATATGAGCGCCCGCGAATCACTACCTTGGCATATCATTCTGTTCATCACGCTGATGATGATGATGGTGGTATTCGTATGCTCCGGATGCTTGGGCGTAGGAACGAGGGGGAAGTCCATGCGCATCCAAGTACCTGCCCTTCTTGATGTGGAGATCGATTACGTCGAGGATACTACCGCGCCAATCGAAGAAGCGGGTAAGTGGCGCGATTTCTTCGTGCCGAAGAAGGACACGATAAAGAGTATCTTTCTAAAACCCGACGACAACGGAACAAACTGATGGAAAGCGTGGACTTCACGGTCGTCGTCGAGGTCGTCCTCTTCGCTTTTCTCGCGGCCCTGGGCGTGATGTGGCGGAACCAGTCCCAGGGGCTGAAGGAGACCGAGGCCCAACTGCACGATCTTCACGTCCAGTTTTCCGAGTTCAAGGGCACCAGCGGGGCAACGAACCGGACGATCTTCGCGACGCTCGAGGAAATGAAGGGGGCCATCGAGCGCATTGAGAATCATTTATTGAACCGGACAAAGTAATGGAATTCAGCGACTACAGCGACTACATCATATTCGGGGTGGCGACTGTCCTCGCTGGCATTTCCTGGATGCTGAAGAAGGAGCATAATCGCATAGCTGAACTTGAAGGCGAGCTTGACGAGCTTGGCAGCCGATTAAGCGAAGCCGTCCATGACATCGGCAAGAACGACGTGGCCGACCGGGAGTGGCGAAAAAGGGTGGAGGAAAACCATGCGGGCCTATTGAAGGCGGACGAAGACCGTCGTAACGACGCCCGGAAAATTTACGACAAGATAGGAAATCTGGAATCCGCCACGCAGGAGAAAATCCAGCGGTTGGCCGAGTTGATCGCGGGGAAAAAGTAATGGCTCGGTACGGCACCCAGTTCAAGCTCGACTCGCAGATGCAGTCCGACGGCGACATGCGCTTCGTCGGCCTGGCCTCCGGGAAGGACCCGGCCACCCTCCCCCAGGGCTTCCTGGCGGAGGCCAAGAACATTCGGCTTGACCGCGGAGTCATCCGCGGCCGCAAGGGACTGAAGCGAATCGGGACCGGGTCCGACCATACCGACCTCATGGGCAGGACCAACTACGGGGCCGGAGCCTACACCGACCCGGCCGACGGGATCGAGAAGATCGTGGTCGCCTCCGACGACCGGGCTTTCTTCATCATACCGGACACCAACGGGGTGACGAAAATAAATTTCCAGGAGGGTGAAACCATCGCGGCCGCGGTGGAGCCGTTCCAGGCCCAGGACCAATGCTGGATATTTCGCGGCGGCGGCCCCAGGCTGCCTTTCGCGCTCGACACCGGCGCAACTGACGTCCGCCTGGGGGAATATCCCCTGGTCTACGACTCCTTCAACACCCGCTTTCTCAGACCGGAGACCTACGAGATCACCAACTCCACGGGCTCCGGCGTGCCCGTCGTCCTGACCACGGCCAGGGAGCACTCCTTCAAGACCGGCGACCTGGTAACGGTCAACAACGTGGCCGGCAACACCAACGCCAACGGCACTTACGTGGTGACCAAGGTTTCGGCCACCACTTTTTCCCTGGACGGCAGGACCGGCAACGGCACCTGGTCTTCGCCAAGCGGCAAAGCCTGGGCCAGCTCCGAGTCCAACCAGATGCCACCGGGAGACTTCGCGGCCCGGGCGGCCAACCGCCTGGCGGTAGCCACCGGAAGACATGAAGTGCGATTCAGCAACATCCTCGATCCGAACACCTTCGACCCGCTCAAGGTTATCCAGGTGGACGCCGGCGGCCCGGACGCCATCCAGGCGCTGGAGCCGATCCACGACGACGGTCTCCTGGTGATGAAGCGGACCAGCATGTTCTACATGTCCGGGATAAACGCCCTGGACAACGTGGAGGTCACCGAGCTGACCAGGCAAATGGGCGTGGCGGCCAGGCGCAGCGTCGTGACGATGGGCGGTCAGTTGTTTTTCCTCTCCGACTCCGGCGTCTACGCCGTCGACATGGGTATCAAAACGGGAGCGAAGGTGGGTGCCGCGGCCGCCTTGCTGAAAGTTTCCGAGAAACCCATTAGCGAGGATATACAAAACTGGATCGACGAAATACCGATCGGGTACGAGCACAAGGCTTGCGCCGTGTTCAACAACAACCGGTATTACATCGCCCTCCCGAATATTTTCGAGACCGATTCCGGGAACTACCGGCCCAAGTACGTGGCCGTTTTCAATACCGCCTTGCGGGCCTGGGAGAGCGTGGACTTTCTTCCCTGGCACGTCGACGAATTGGTCGTCGGCATATACAACAAGCAACGCCGCGTGTTCGCCCTCACCTCCAACGGCGGCATTTTCGTCCACGAGGAGAACGCCAACGGCAAGGACGAATACGGCACCGGCGGCACGGTATCGACCGCCTACTCCGAGCACCTCGCCGCTACCAGGGGTTACACCCTGGGAGAATTGACGCCCAAGAAATGGACCAGGATCACGGCCCGGTTCAAGTCGCTCGGCACCTACGTCGACGGCAATCAGAACTACTCCGCGGTCTACGCTTACGCCACCGACCCGGACGAGTACGGCGGCTGGTCCTACTGGGGCCTGGCTTCGCCGGCCGGAGACGTGGAGCTGGTGGCCGAGGAGTTCACCGAGAGCCTGGTGGCCAAGGCCCGGGGCTCGTTCATACAAATTTACATGACAAACGGCAAGCTTCCCACCGCCGTTCTGGCGAGCGGCGGCGAGACGCGCGGCCGGATCGAGTTCCAGGGCGTGACGGTCGAGGGATACACGAGCTTGCGACAAAGCAGAATACACTACTGAGGAGGACGACATGGGTACGGAAATGACCAAAGGGAAAGACTTCGCGAGCGGACAGACCATCACGCACACCGACTTGAACAGCCTGGTTGACGACGCCGTCATCGAAAAGGGAGCGATCACCGAAAGGACCGAGGTCACCACCCTCGAGGACGACGACATGTTCCTTGTCTTCGACGACGACGCGAACGCGCTCAAGAAGGTGAAGCGCCTGGTCGTCGCCAGGGCGAGCCCGAACCAACCCGGAGCCTCCTCGGCCAACGGCACGGCCGGCGACCTGGCATACGACTCGAGCTATCTTTACATCTGCACCGCCACCGGCACGCCGGGCACCTGGGAAAGAGTGGGCATAGCCACCTGGTAGAATGCCCGAACTGAAGCTGGCGGATCTCACCTCGGCCCATCTCGGCGACGTACGCGCCGGGCAGGACAAGGTGACCGGAACCGAAAAGGTTCTGGGCGCGACGAACGCGCTTTCAACGCAGGTCATCGACCGGATGCAAGCGCACGCACTCCAGGAATTGAAGAAAGGGAACGTCGGCCCGGCCAAGAGATTCAACGAGGTTATAAAGTACTACAACAAATTCGGACCCGTCGCCCGCGACTGGCCGCGGATTTCAAACGTGGCGGACGTACTGGACCCTTCGGGCGGCCAGCAGTTGGCCGCCGAGGCATTGAACCCGGGCCGGGTCGGACGCTCCCTGGCGAAGCAGCATGGCTACGCGATGGCCGCCGGCGACCCGTTGAGTTCCCTGGCCGTTCTTTTGCACGAAGTTTTCAAGACCGAGAAACACCCGGAGGGCCAGCCCTGGGACCCGCTCACCTACGTCGAGAAGGGGCTCAACAAGGCGGCCGAGTTCGTGGGCGAGAGCAAAGCCGGTCAGTTCGTAGAGGAGAAGGCGAGCCAGCTCTACGGGAAAACCGTTTCACCTTTGATCAACCTGGAAATGCCAGGCGGCGTGAAGCCGGTCAAGTTTGGCGTTGAGATGTTCACCGGCAAAGGATTGCGACCAGGATTGATGGACGCCCCTGGGCTTTTGGGCAGAGCCGTCGACGAACATGTTTTCCGCGGTTACCTTCCGGGTGGGCTTACGCCGGAGCAGGCCAAGAAATCGACTGAATTCTACGCCACGGCTCGCCGGGAAAAAAAGGAAGCGGCCCGGAGGATCCTGGAGGGAACGTCGACGCTCGAGAAGGAGGACTTGTCGGCCGAGGATTTTCATAAAATGATAAGTGGGCCCGGCTTGTCCGAGAAGGAGCTCGAGCAGTACGACGAAACCTATCGAGAGAACCTGGCCAGGTCCGAGCTTGACGAGAAAATGAGCGGGGGCCGCGACTGGTTCCAGGCGGCTTTCCAGTTGCGCGACGACGAACTGGACAGGCTGACCGAGCTTGCCCGGGTTGTTGACCAAGTGCCGGGCGGTCATCGCGATTTCACCATGCTGGCTTACGACCTCGGGCTGGAGCCCAAGGATCAAGAGGCGTATTTGCAACTCGCGACGACCGGGGATTTGGCTCCCCAGGATCTCAGGCAAGCGCGATACGCAGGGAAGCCGCGCCCGGAAGGGGTGAAGCCTTACGAGGGCCACTCTCCTTCCGAAATATCCTACCAGCCTCCGCCGGCGGCGCCGGCGGAGGAAATGCCGTCCACCGAGGAACTCAATCTGGCATTCACCCAAGCAGGCGGAACGCCGTCCGCTTTCGATCCGCACATGTTCACCGACGAGCCGGCCTTCCAGGAAGACGAGGAGCCGTATTACGGAATGCCCGCTTTTCTCCCGACCGCTTCCAGTCGCGATCAGCAGCTCCAGGCTTTGCGAGCGCAACCAACCGAGACGGCGGCTCGGCCCACTAATCGGCTTTTCGACTTCAACCCTTTCCCCGGTATGCCCAGGGAGACCTGGGACCCGAGCGACGCCTTGGCCGCATTCGGCGAGGAAATGACCGAGGCCGATTATTATCAGCGGCTAGGCCAGGTCAGCGCCGGAACCGATCCGACCGTCGCCTCCTTTATGGAGCAGCCGCCCCCGATCGATTACGAACAAGCATGGCTGGAGGATCACGGCGAGGTGCCGTCCATGTGGAGCCCGGACGCGCTCATGCAGGTAGGAGCTCCTTCGCCGGAAACACTTTTCCCAGGGCCACAGTACTAACGAGGACAAAACATGGCATCAACATTATCATCACAAAACGTATTACCACCATACACCGGCGGCCCTTACGGCGGCCTTCCCGGCGTGGGCATTGGTTCGGGAGGAACGTATGAGCCTATAAACCTTCAAATCCCGACCACGACAATCGATCCGGGCGGCTCGCTTACTGTGACGACGCCCGACCCCGATCCAACGCCTACGCCTGACCCGACGCCGACGACGCCCGATCCAACGGCTCAGGTCGACCAAGAATTCGAGTCCTACGACGACACCCTCGAGAAGCGAAAGGAGCTGTTGAACGCCCAATTCAAGGCGGGCCGGCTTACGGACACCGGACTCCAGGCCGAGTACGACAATTACAAGGCCCAGGGCGGCGAGGGCGATCAAGCGGACTGGGCGATCGCGGAAATGAACAAGGTGACCAAGAGGCAGGCGGACCTGGCCGCCGCCCGGGGCGACCTCGACGACGGCAAGTGGGGTCTGGACGACGTCACGAAGATCCTGGGAGCCCTGGCCGCCGGGGCAGGCATTTGGCAGGTAGTCGACAACATGGCGGGCGGCGGCGACGCGGGCCCGAACGTCGACCCGACGGCCATCTTGAAGCAGAACCTGGCGGCTCTCACCGACCAGGGCATCCGGGCCGACATGCAAGCCGCCCAGTTCGAGGACCAGCCGACCTACGTCGGGCTGGAGCAGCTCAAGAAATACCAGCGGGCCCACGGCCTGCTTTCATCCAGGGCTTTTTCGGATCCGGAATACGGGGAGACCTTGAAGCAGGGTTACGCCGCGGCCAAGGCCAACAACGCGGCCCTCACCGAGGAAGAGTATTTGCTGCGGGTGATGCGAGAACACCCCAACCATCCCGCCGCCCAGGCCCTGGAGCGAGAACTTTCCGGCATGGGACAAATCGAGCGGGCCACCGCCGACCTTGGCCAGACCAGGAGGACCGAGCAGATGGCCAACCTGGAACAAGCGACCCAGATCTATTCGGACCAGCCGGGTGGCTTCGGGTACAAGCCCAGCGATTTCCGTGCTCCCGACGTCCAGAAATCGGTCGACTACGCGATGGGCCGAGCCTACGGACCGGAGGCCACCCAGTTGCGCGAAAGCATATTCGGCGACCTCGCGACAGGCGGCCGCCTGGGAGACCAGGAGCTCAAGGATTTGCGGGACCGCTCCCTGGCCGGCCTGAGCCCGTCCATGCAGAGCCAGTCCATGTATGGGAAGGGCGGCCTGGCCAACGTCCTGCTGAACACCGAGGCGGCCCAACGCCAACGCCGCCAACAGTCCCAGCAGATGGGACTCGCCCTCATGGCCCAGGAAAGGGCATACGCCACGCCGTTGGCCGGCGTCACCCAGGCGGCTTCCGCCGACCCTCTCACGATGATGGGAACGGACGCGGTGAGCACCGGAGCCGGAGCCAACGTCTATACGGGATCCGGGACCGACGTGGGCAGCGCGATGTACGACCCGACGATCGGCTACGCCGGCACGATGGCGAAGGAATTGATAGGGGCCGAGCAAGACAAGTGGGAGGCGGAGCAGTCCGCCTACGAACAACTTAATCAGTTGACTCAACAGGTCAAGAATCTCGAGGAGGCTATGGCATGAGCAGCATATACCAAGGAGGAGGATTCGCTCCGGCGAGAAGCGGCGGAGCCGCCGGGCGCAAACGAGCCAGGGAAGAACGGTCGGCGATGGCTTTGCAGATGGCCAGGGAAAAGGAGAAGGCCCAAAAGGAGAAGGACAAGACCCTGCGCGAGCAGCAGAAAAAGCTCGAAATGATAGCGGAGGGCATGGGTATGCCGAAGGGCGAAGCATACGCCGCCGGCACGGGCGAGCTCGAAGGGTACATCGCCAGCAAGATGAAGCAGGCCGAGCAGGCCAAGCTTGAAGAGGACAGGCTCCGGGCCCAGCATGAGAAGCTGCTGGCGATGGAGCAGAAAAGACTTTTGGTCGCCGAACAGGAGGCCACCAAGAAGCGGAACCTCCAATGGGACCAGACCATCAAAAGCGGAGCCGAGCACGACGCCTTTGCCATGAGGCTGGCATCGGGAGAAGCGAAGCACGAGAACGCCGCCGCCAAGGTAGCATTCAATGAAAGAGGAGCGAAGCTGGCCAAGCTCAAGGAAGCCCCGCAATGGCAGATGCGCGTGAAGGGGCTGGACCTTAACCAGGAAAACATGCTGGCGTTTCACAAGATCATGGCCGAGCAGGATGCGCCTCCAAAGACCTACGGTAAAATAAAATCAAAGAATTTGCCAGGCGGGGGTCAACTTCATTGGCTGGAAGATGAAGACGGGAATGTTACGAGCCCGAACTTGCAAGCCACCGGGCAAAGCGGCAAGCCTGCGTCCACTCAAGCCGCCGCTCCGCAGTACCAGAGCACCACCGGGAAACAATGGGCCGACATCAAGAATGCGGTCCGAAGAGGCGACGCGGCGATGACGGAAGAACTAGCCAATAAGTTCTACTGGAACGAACGGGAGAAGGGGGTACGCCCCGCGGATCAAGATAAAGTCGAGGACCTCGTAAAACAGGCGGAGGCGGAAAATGAAAAGATCAAGAACCTGACTGTTTCGCTGCCTAAATATTATAATATTTTGAAAGGTCCTGACGGCATGGAGCTCCTGAGAAAAGCGAAGCTCGCCCTGAAAAAGAGAAAGCTGGCGACTGAAAAGGACGTCGAGAAAGCCAGGAGGCTAAATGCCAACTCGACGCTGAAGGTGGGCGACGAAATCCCCGCGACTCCCAACAAGGAACAATTGAAAGCGGCCCAGGACCTTATATGGGCCGCCAATTATTGGAGAATTTCGGAACCGATTGCCAGAGAGATCCCGGGTTTCAATGTAAACTAGGATGGCCGAGGAACCCGAGGAGCTACTCGCGCTTGCCGAGGATACGGACGACGACGAACCGCCCGAGGTGACCGGTGGGCCGCCCGAGGGCGAGACGCCGCCCGAGCTGGAGCCGGAGGAAATTCCCGGCACCGAGGATCCAGGTGACCGGGACCTCGACGAGCTGCTTTTTATCGGGGGAGAAGAAGAGCCGGAAGGAGGCCCGGGTGACGCGGACTTCGACGAGCTCCTGCTGGCGGACGTGGTGATCGATAGGCCGAAGTTCGAGCCCCCGCCGGTGGACGACTTTTGGAATGACCTGGCCCCAGCCGACAAGGACCCGTCGCCAAAGCCGGACGAGCCGACGGGTGGGGTGCGCAGAATAACGCGCGAGCAGTTCGAGGGCCTCGAGGAGGTGCCGGACAGGCCGCCGCCAGGAGAAGCGCCGCCGCCGATCGAGGGCAAGCCGAAGCCCACTCGCCTGGAACTGGAAGGAGAGCGCCCAGGCGAGCTCAAGTCCTGGTGGGTTGGGATAGACCGCGGCTGGTACAATTTGCGGAGCGGTCAAGCGGCGTCGAATTTGGACGGCCTTTTCGACAAGGTTGCCTGGGTTTCAAACTACATCGAGTCCGAGAAAGAGCTCATGGAGATCATCGGAGGCGGTCTCTACGACGAAGACGGAAACATCAAGATTTCAGACGAGGATTGGCGCAAGGCGTTGCGCATTTATTACGTGGCCAAAACCGACGAAGGCAAAAGGATGGCCCAGCCGCCGGCTCGCAAGCATCAATCACCTGACGATTGGGATGAAAGAAAGACGCAATGGATCGAGACCGAGCCGGGAAGCGTGGACCGGGCGCTGCTAGACTTTGATATTTTCACCAACAGCCCGCAATGGAAAGAGTGGGTGCGTCGAGGCGGCGTCCATGAAGCTTACGTCAAATACGTGGACATGGCGAACGATCGGTTTTACGGCTCGATGCCCTACGCGGAAAAGGAATTCAACGAAATGCTTCAGAAGGGGAGCGCATCGACCTTTGATCATTGGAGGAAGCGCCGGGAGGATTGGAAGGCGAGCATCCAGGAAAACGTCAAGGTCCTGGCTGAAAACCAGGCGCTCGTTCAGCACCTACAAGGTTATCATTCGCAAGGCTACGAGGACTTCATCAGCAACCCTGGCTTTTGGACTTTCGTAAACAACCCGGTCGAGATCCTCGGGCAGGTCGCCGCCGAGAACGCCCCGCAAATGGGTTACTCCATAGTGGCGACCGCCATAGGCGCCCTGGTCGCGGGCCCCTGGGGGGCGATCGGAGCGGCCGGGCGATCCAGTTTCCAAATGGAATACGGCGCGCACATGGTGAGCTCCATGATCGAGCATGGTTTCGATCCAACCTCGGAGGAAGGGGTCAGGGGTTTTTTCCAGTACATGCTGGACAATCCCGAGATTTACGCCCAGGTCAGGACCGAAGGTGAGGCCGCGGGCTTGATCGTGGGAGGTTTCGACGCCGCGACGATGGGAGTGGCCGGCAAGTTGTTTCGGGAGCCGATCCAACAGTTTGCTCGGGCCGGCTACCGCAAAAGCGCGGCGATGGCCAGGGTATCGACCGAGGCGTTGGTGCAAAGCATCGGCGGCGGCGGCGGCGAGGCCGTGAAGCAAATCTATTTGGACGGGAAGGTCACCGACGGCCTGGCCATCTTCCAGGAAATCATCGCCGAGCTGGGCACGGCCCCGGCCGAGGCCGGGATCAATATCTACCAGGCGACCGACACGGCCAAATACAGAAAGTATGAAGCTGACTACAAGAAGCAGCTTCAGGTGCTCCGGGACGATTACGCCGCTCGCCTGGACGAAGTGGACTCCGAAGGCAACGCGGTCCTTGTTCGCGACGAGGAAAGCCTGGAGACTCTCAGGCACCTCGACGAAGCCCTGGCCAATCCAAAGGAAGGGTTCAAGCAGGCCCTCGCGGAAGCCCGGTTCAGACAAGAGATCGACAACCGGCCGGCCGACGAAAGAACGAAGGCGCTGATCGCCAAACTGGAAGCGGACGAAGTCCAAGACGCCGCAAGCTACATCAAGAGCAGGGCGGATTCCATGCCGGCCGACGAGAACCCGAAAGGCGAGAGGCTCACCGTGGACCAAGTGGAGGCCGCCATCGAGAGCAGGCTTGCGGAAATGAAAGGCGGAGCTCCGACCGTCGTCATATTCGACGACGCCGCCGGCATACTGAAGGGCCCCCAGGAACGCCTTCTGGCCGCCCAGCAAGCTATGGAGCAGGACCCTTCTCCGGAAACCGTGGAGGCTATGGCCGTGGCCCAGCGTGAATTCGGCGACGCTCTCACGGTCGCCAAGGGAATCGCCCAGAACATAAAACCGAAATCAGAGGGAGGGCCGGGGATGCGCGTCGAAGGCGTCCAGTTCAACGGCAAGGTTTACCTGCACGCCAACCACCTCACTTCGGCCGAGCGGGCCGTCGAGGTATTCGATCACGAAGTCATCGGCCACGATTCAGTCGAGAACGTGCTCGGAGAAAAGAAAACGCAAAACAGATTTTACGCCCGGGTCGTCAGTCAGATCCTGGCGGACCCGGCCAATGCCGAAAAACTGAACACACTCGCCAATGAATACCTGGACGCAAACGACCTCCAGGCATGGGACCAGCAACAAGACGGCCCGGAGGCGACGGCGACCGAGCGCCTGGAAAGCGTCTCGCCCGCCGGGCAAATCATGCTGGCCAAGGAATTCGTGGCCCAGCTTGCCGAAGACCCTTCCATGCTCACGCCCATCAAGCGGCGTCGCCTGGTGGATTGGGTGAAGAAAACGATTCTACGCAAAAGCCCGGAGACGATGCGGGACAAACTGACCGACGCCCAGGTCCTCCAGGCTCTGCATCTCGCATCACAGCACCCCAGGACCGGGCTCGCCAGATCGATTGCCGCCGAGGTCATCCGGCTCAATGAACAACACGTGAAAGAAGCCAGGGCGGATTCCACCAGGGACCCAGGGGAACGACCGCCGGCGGTCGGACCGGTAGAGACCGCCGACCCGTTGCCCCCGGTAGATCCGGCAGCCGACCCGGAGGCTCCGGCGGTTGAAGAAGTCTCCGGCCCGCAATTTTCCAAGTCGCGGGGCGACACTCTGGCGGAGGACGGGCGTCGCCTGGCGGCCCACGGTTTGGAGCGGATCGAGAGCGTGCCAAACGGCGAGTATGAAATTTACCTGACTCACGGCAAGGAGGAGCTTTACCCGGACGACCTCCGCTACCAGGTGGCGGTGCAGCGGAATGGTTTGTCGGCGGCCCGGGAGGAGGACCAGCTCGGCCGGACCGACTGGACCGCGGTGCTGCAAACGGACATGAATTTCCGGGACATGATGAGCAACTTCGTCGACGCCGTCCAGGGATGGGCGAACGATAAAGGCCGGGTGGCCATTTCGTCGATGGACCCGGCCAAGACCAGGCAATATCATCGGCTGCTGACGCTGGCCGGGTTGAAGCCCGGCGAGATGAAGAGCTTCCAGGGGCATCCATACTTCATGGTTACCCGAGTGGAGGCGGTCCAGTACTCCAAGAAGCGGGCGGAGGACTGGGACGCCACCGACGTACGCCTGGAGCAGCGGGAGGCCCTCGCGATCGAGCGAGGCGGCATGAGGGACAACATCCTGGACCGGGTGCTTCCCATGATGGAGGCCCGCGGCCAGAAAAAATTCACCAGGCAGCAATTCGAGAAAGCCTTGAGCGCTCCCGGAATGGCCGGGGCCCAGGCCCAGGCGAACTGGGTCGACCTCGATGAATTCTGGGACCAGCGAGACGAGGGTCCCGCGACGATCGAGGAGATCCATCAATGGGTCTACGCGAAGTCTCGGATTATACAGCCCAGGGTCCTCGACCAAGTGAGCGGCCTGATCAACTCCTGGGAGATAGTCGACCACGTCAACGGCGATATTCTGGAGGCGACCTCCGACGGTTATGTTTACGCCGAGGTGAAGGAGGAAGTGGCCGCGCTGAACCGCGACTGGGTGGCGGCCGAGGTGGAAAAGATTGTCGGGGCGCACGAACTGAAGGTCGCCCAGGCGATCGAGGCCCGGGTGCAGACTTTGCAGAATCGATTCGATGAGGGAGTCGGCGAATTTCACGGCATGAGCGTGGAGGCCAAGGCGGAAGTCGACCTCGAGGCGATGGCCAGGAAGCAGGGCGAGGAAGAGGGCTGGGGGCAGGAGCTCGACATTTTAAGCGACGAAATGCTTGGCCGCGTGGCGGACCTCGAGGACGAGGCGCCTTACGCGATCAACCCGACCAGGGCGGCCAACGAGGCGGGCTACCAGTACCACCGAATAACGGAGCCAGGCGGCTTGAATTACCAGGAAACGCTATACTACGATCCGGACGGAGCTTGGTATGGGTGGCACTTCGACGATACCAACGCGGACATGGACGGCGTGCTTTTCCATACCCGATCGAACACCAGGACCAGCCTCGAGGACGACGCCCGGACGTATTACGGCGAAGAGTTCCAGAGCGACGAGGCGAAGAAGCTGCGCGACGAGAACTTGCACGTGCTTATTCCAAGCGATCGGGCGGCCCTTCGCGACGCGCCGACCGTTTATCACAAAGGGGATGAGCCCTTCTCCACCCCGGACAAGGACTTCAAGGGATTTTTCTGGGTAGTGCGAGAAGGCAGCGACGAGACCAAGGCCGGCGCGGTTTCGCTTTACTTCAAGGACGAAGGTGCGAAAAGCGGCAGACGAATGTCCGGCGTGGAGAAGGTTTACTGGCCGCAGGGAAAAGCGAGTGAGCTTGGGCCGGCCGAGATGGCCAGACAGCGAGCCGACCCCGAGGCTTTCGCGAGAGAGCAAGTTGCCTCGCTGAAGGACTGGACAATCAGCCAAGCCTTCGAGAAGGTGCACCCATTCATGGACAAGAACTGGGTAGAGAAGGCCCTGCGCCTGGAGATGAGACGGGCCATCCTGGCGGGCCATGAAAAGTTCGCCTGGACGACCGGGGATATTCAGAACCGGCGCTACAACAAGGGCATTACGGGCGACGTGGTGGCTCTGAGAGTCATGGAATCCGACGCCTACGACGGCGTGTTCAACCTTGCTTATGTCGCGTATGATCGCGATCGAGACGGGCGTCTTGTTAGAAGAGAGCCTACCGCCATCTCGGTGGATGTGAACGAGGCTCATCAGAATAAATTCGTCAAATCCCTGGGCGACGGCGACGCGGCCAAGGGCAGAGAGATTATACGAGCATGGCACAAGCAGTCCGTTTCCGAGGAGGCCAGCGTGCTGGGCTTGTTTGGATCCGACACTTTGACGGCGCAAGACCGTAAGGATCTCGGGGCTGACGCCGACAGAGTCATCTTGACTGCGGAGGGTTTCGGAAACGGCGAGCGGATCCGGATCGGCGGCGAGAGGAACATCAACTTTTACGACGGCGAAATGCGCCGGTACGTGGAGAAGATTTTAAAGAAGGCGGGCGTCAAGGTTAAGCTCGAGAAATTCAGCGGCGGCCGCCGCAAGCATTGGAAGAGCGATCTTCCCCCGCCGCCGGGACAAGCTGCGACCGCCGAAGTGGACTACGTCGAAGGCTGGAGCGTGGACCTGCGCGACCCGAAGGTCCGCGCGATTCTGTTGCCCGAAAAAGCGGAGGACGGCGTGCCTATGTTCAGCAAGAAAGAGGCCGCCGAAGGCGAGCTCGTCGTGGCCGAGGACGGTCCGCTCGAGAAGCTGGTGCTCGAGCACCTGGGGCTGAAGGACAATTTGATCGACGGCGTCCTGGTCGACATGCCGGCCCGGTTCAGCAAGGAGCAGCTCCAGGCCAAAATAAAGAATACTTCCGGGGCGGCCGCCTACGCCGACGCCATCGGCCTGGCCGACAAGTTGCCCGAGGGCACCCTTGACAAGAGCCAGGTCCAGGACCTGGTGCTGCAAATTTCTCCCAGGTTCAGGGTCAATGAGCGGGGCAATTCGGCGAGAGGAGATGACCCTACACCCTTGTACGGCACGGACTCCAATTACAACGTGACCGAGCCGGGCGGCACGAACTACCGGGAAATTCTCGTCACTTACGATCTTAAACCGACGATCGACGGCTGGCTAGTGTCGAATGCAGACCGGGTAGGCAACAACTTACCCGACAAGGAATTCGCGACCAAAGAAGAAGCCAACGACTGGCGGATCGAACAGGCCAGGGACCACAGCAACTTTTACGGGCCCCCCATTCCCTTGGACGCTCGTGGCAACCACCTGGACGTCGACCCGAATACGGGCAGCCCACGCGGGTCAGCCCAGAAGCATTTGTCTTTCCATACCGACCATTTCCCCGATCGGAACGTCCTCTTTCACCTCCGCGTCGACGAAAGAATGATGGACGGCAAGCGGACCCTCCTCATTCAGGAGATCCAGAGCGACTGGCACAAGGCGGCCCAGCAAGTCCGGCGGCGGCATATATACGCAGAGGCCCAGAAGGCCGTCCAGGCGGAATTCGAAGCGGCCAACCCGGCGCCTGGCGGCCTTGAGGAAAATACGGCTGAAATGATGACATGGAGACTAAACCGACGTGAATTCGTAAGGAACAACCACGACAAGCACGTAGCGCGACTGGAGAAGGAGACGCCCTTCGATTTCGGGTATGGACGAAAAACTCCGACCGTGCAGACCGGGACAGGTCAGGAAAACGTCGTCGTCCTTGTGCCGGACGCTCCCTTCAAGAAGACCTGGCACGCCCTGGCGATGAAGCAAGCGATCGTGATGGCGAAGAGGGAGGGCTTCGAGCGGGTGGCCTGGCTGGACGGCGCCGAACAAAACGAGCGATACAACAAGGGGAGGCTCTCGGAGGAAATATATTTTCAAGCGATACAGGAAGGCCCGCCGCTACCGCCAGGAGAGACACAGACCAAGGCCCCCATGTGGGTAGTGTTGAGCAAGCAAGACGTGGTTTCCAAGAAGGTCGGTGAGAAGCTTACGGAATCAGAGGCGCGAAAAAAGGTAGGCGATGCAGTCTTCAAGCGAATGCAGGCGGCCCTCGCGGACAAGTCAAAATTTGTCCCTATTGGCGACGAGCCTTACCACTCATTGACCGCGGAAGATCTGGGGGTCGATGCCATACAGCTCGGCGGCCATGCGAACTTGCAATTCTACGACCGGGACCTGCGCAACCGGACCAACGCCTTGATCAAGAAAAGTGGCCAGAAGGTGACCCGCGGGATCCTCGTCTACGAGGAACCCGAAATGAATTTACTCCAAGACCCATTCGAGGAACAGGAGGACGCGACGGAGCTCGGCGTCCACTATTTCGACCTCACGCCGGAGGCGGCGGCGGCCACGATGAACATGCCTTTGTTCTCGAAGAAAAGTGAGGAAGGCGTGCCCGGCGAGGGGGCCGGAGCCAGCGGCAGGGAAAAGCAACTGGCGAAGGACAAGGCGGACAAGCTGGTCGACGTCCAGGGCGGCGAGGTAAAGGAGATCAAAGGCCGAGTGGTCGGAGCTCCGACGCGGTTCAATACGCCGAGGCTGCGGACCCAGTTGATTTCGCGGCTCCAGGGAATGGCGGAACGCGGCGAGGTCGGCCGGATGTGGTACGAGCACAGTTCGCGGGCGATCATGGACCTGGTGGCGGGCGACGTGAACGACGCCGACAAGCTGGCCCAGTTGATCGGCGTGTTCTCTCCTCAGAATAGGGTGCAGACGAATTGGGACTACGCCTTGAAGGCTTACAACATGTGGAAAAGCGGCATGACCCAGGAGGAATTCCTGGCGAAGGACGAGAGCGGCAAGTTCATACACATGATAAAGGACGGCCGGGGCCAACTCGACGCGGCGGACGCCTTGTGGGGCGACGTCGGCTGGGAGGGTCGCAAGACGAATAATTTCTACCAGAATTTGATGGTTGTCATCGATCCGGCGAGGGCCCAGGGGGTCACCGCGGACATGTGGATCGCGAGGGCCTACGGATACCCGTCGGACACCTTGTCGGACAACGCCTACGACTACATTTTAAGGACACACCGGGAGATCGGGGACCAAATGGGCTGGGAGCCCTGGCAGGTGCAGGCGGCGGTCTGGACCTACGCCCAGGGGTTGTGGGGCTCGATGAAGAAGGAGGTCCTGGAGGCGGCGGAAAAGAAAGGCATTCCCTTGCGGGCGTTGACGCAACCTCGTCCGGCCAAGCAGCGGGACGTGGACGCGGGCGACGCGACGGAGCTCGGCGAGATGATCGGAGGCGGCACGGACAAGGCAAATCCAGAGTTCGAGAAGTTCTACCGGACGATGTTTCAGCGGCGGCTCAACAAGGAGTTGAAGCTGGAAGGGACCGAGGGAGCCTTTCGACCGACCGACAAGTTCGATTTTTCCGACGCGATGGAGCGCCGCCTGTTTTTCCATTCGATGGAGATGCAGCCCGGGAGCACGACGAACGTGCTGCCTCACGTGCACGACATGCCTTATGAGTTGAAGCACCGTTTTTTCGCGGACATGTTGGAGAGCCTCCACGACCCGGATACGGGCAACGACATCATCGCCGAGGAGCTCGGCATGTTGCCGCTCCAGGGAGCCGCGGAAGGAGCGGCGGTCGGCCCGTCCATCTGGATAAACACGGCCCACGGGCAGCTCGAGATCACCCCGGCGGCCCAGGTGGGCCTGGCGACGACTACGGCGAAGGGCGGCGAGGGCTCGCTCACCATGCAGGACCAGTCCAGGGAGTACGCGGAAGCGTACGTTCTTTTGCACGCCTTGTATTACCGCCAGGACTCGGGGGCCGGCTACCGTCCGTTTTTCGCCGGCAAGCTGGCCGACGCGGATGGCATCGACTTCGTCATAACCGACAAGGAGAGCGGCGAGACGCGGCAGCCGAACATGACCGAGGTGCGGGCGGTCCACGCGGCCCTGGAAAAACATTTCGGAGATACCGGGCGTCACAAGGATATCGGCTACTATCTCACGCACGACGGGTTTCGGTTGATGAACTTTATGACCGAGAAGGAAGGGGCGACCGGGGCGGACGCGCTGGACAACCTGGAGTTCCAGAAAATCCGGAGCGTCATAGCAAAAAGCGTGCTGGACTTGGAAGGCCCGGAGATTAATGTAAACGTCAAGAAATTCGCCAAGGAAAGTATTTATGAAGGAAACGACTGGAGAGAAAATGGGCAGGGGGAAGTATATCGACGAAGGCTTCGCGAGCTCGGACGATCCGATGTTCTCCGAAGGCTGGACAGTCGGCTCGAGCCGCGTATCCGAAAGGTTTACGAAAAGTGGGACCAAGTCGAAGTCTCCAGCTACCTCCGAGGAACCGTCGAGGACCTTCCCGGCGGGGCCTTACATGGGCCCGCCGCCGAGCGTGCGGAAGCCCCAGTAGATTTCGAGTCTCCGCCGGATTACTCGCTGAAATTCAGCCAGTCGCGGCTGCCAGGCGGCACGGACCGCGAGCCGATCCTGGGCACAGGCAGTTTCCCCGTGCGGGTGCTGGAGGACGCCACCATCCCGGACGAGGTCAAGGACAAGGTCAAGACGACCTACGAGATCCGGGCCAACGAGCAGACCCTGGCCGAGGCCATGACGATTTTCCACGGGGAGGACCCGGAGGCTCGTTTCCGGAGCGGGGCGGACATGACCCCGGAGGTCCGCGCCATGCTGGGCCAGATTTTGGTGAGGCGGGCGTCGGCCAACGTCGTCCTGGCTAAATCGCTGGGCCGTCTGGACCTGGTCAACGAGCGAGCGGACAAGGCGGCCGAGCTGGCCGACCGCTTGTCCGAATTGAGCCAGAGCTACGGGCGTGCGGTGCAGATATTTTCGGCGTTCAGTTACCTGGATCCCCACTCCCTTCAACGGCTCGCCAAGCGCCAGGTGGCGAAGGCCCAGGGAGCCAGCCTTCGACGGGCGGGAGCGACCGACGCGGCTGACTCGGTGGCCTCGGTCATGCAGTCGGCTCAACAGGCTGCCTCGGCGGGCGTGGCCAAGGAGCGGCCCGGAGTGGACACCTTGACGCGGGTGATGCGGAATCGTCGAGGCGAGGGCCGCGTTTACGGCCGGGCGAAATCCCCGGAAGCGGTGGCCCGAATCATGCAGATGGTGAGGGCTGGATTCAAGGACCATCCGGAGGTTCGAGGAAAGGTTTTGAATGCATTCACCGACCGCCTGGTGAAGCACGCGAAGGGCAAGCTCGAGGACGCGGGCGTCGAGGCTCCGGCGCGGGCGCCGGGAACGCCGCCGCCAACGGACCGCGAAGTCCTCGAGGATTTGCTTTCTCGTCCGGACGAATATCTGGAGACCTGGGGAGAAGTCGGCGAGGCGATCGCGGAGGAGTACAAGGACAACCCGGAGAAGCTGCGGGCGATCGCCGAGGTTTACGGCGCGATACAATTCGACGAGGCTTCCGGGAAAGTGCTTGTCGGCGCGATCAGCGAAGAGCTGGTCGATATGGAAAAGCAACTGGATAGCCTGGTCCGCGAACATTACAGTTTACAGAATGCCACCGGAGCCAAGCTGCGGGACCGCCTGGTCGCCCGCCTGGGGCTGGACCCGAACTCGGCCGGGCAATTGGCCAAGCGGATCGAGGACAGCTACCGCGGACTGTTGAAAACCGAAGCCAAGCGTCAGCTAGATCAGATCGCCGGGCGGTCGAGCAAGAAGGTGCAGCGGGCTATCAAGACGCAGGAGCAAAAGCTTTTGGAGATGGCCAACCTGGGAGCCTTCGACCGAGAGGACGTCTATAATCAAATAGCCAAGGGGCTGGGGCTTCCGACCAGCTACGACCCGGCCTGGTTGAAATTGATCGGCACCCTGGCGGACCGGGTCCAGGAAGCGGGTGAAGGCAGCCCCAAGGACAACGCGACGGTCGACCTGCTGAACGAGATCGCGAACAAGGTGGGAGACAACCCGGTCGACGTGATGTTCGCGATCCGGTACGCGAACATGTTGTCCGGTTTCCGGACGCACCAAATCAACGTGTTCTCTAATATCCAAATGGTGATGCTGGGCTTCGTCACCCAGGCGGTGAGGAGCAAGGGATCGCCTACTGGCATGTTGCATCTGTTGGCCGGCATGGCCCGCGGTTTCGGCGTCGGCGGCCGGGAAGCCTGGCATACTTACTGGACGGGCCGCGGCCGCAAGGGTCCGGAGCAGAGCAAGTACCATGCGGACAGTTTGCTGGATAGGTGGAAACCCACGGGCCTTCTCTATCCTTTGCGCGCTCTCAAAATGCTTTCCACTCGGCCGCTGGCCGCGATGGACGCCATGTTCAGGTATACCAACATGGAAATGAAAGCGCGGTTCCTGGCCGTTCAACTGGCCAAGAAGCAGGGTTTGAAGGGCAAGGAATTGAAAGCCCGGGTGAAGGAGATCCTGGCCCTCGACGGCAAGCACCAACAGCAGGCGCAGGACCAGGCGGCGGCCGAGGGCCTGGAAGGCGACGCATACAAGCGGCGGGTGGCCGAGCTTACGGAGATGGCTCGCAATCCGGAGCTGCAAAAGGACGCTATGGACTTCGCCTTGAATGCGGTTTTCCAGCAAAAGCCCGACGGCTTGATCGGCTTGCTTGCAAACAGTTTCAACCACATGGTCAACCCGCCGCTGGCGCCTGGCGAAAAGATGGGGCCGACACAATGGGTCGGCAGTAAAGTCGGAAAGGTTTTCGTTCCGTTCGTTAACGTCGTCGCCAACGTCGCCAACACCGCGATCGAGCTGACGCCCGGGCTGGGAACCCTACGCTGGGCGTCGCAGAAATACCTTCCCGAAACCGACTCCGCGGGCAAGCCGACCAAGTCGGAGGAGCAGCTCAACGACATGCTCGCCCGCAACATGATCGGGACGGCGACGATAGTCACTTTGCAATGGTTGTTTTCGCAATACGAGGACGACGACGACCCGCTGTGGAGCATCACCGGGAAAGGCCCGGACAATTTCGACGACGCCCAGACCTTGAAGGACACGACCGACTGGGAGCCTTGGACCATCAAGACGCCCTGGGGCCGATGGAACTACGGCGAGTCGCCCCTGGCCATTCCGTTGGCCGCGCTGGGCGGCTACGCGGACCAGCGGAAATACGGCGACATGGACGAGCAGGAGCTGAACGATCGCCTGGCGGCCGGGTTCCTGGCCGCGGGCTCGACGCTTTTCGACCAGACTTTTTTGAGTGGCGTGGGGGATCTCATAAAGGTTTTCAAATTCGACGATCAATCTGGGCGGGCTTTCGATAAATTGAGCAAGCGCACGGCCGCGTCTTTCGCCATCCCGTCCGCGGTCAGCCAGACTGCGCAGTTGTTCGACTCCACGGCTTACACCCCGAACGAACTCAACGGCGCCTGGATCAACGTAATAAACTACGGTTACCTGGGCGAGAAATACCCGAGGCTGAACGTTTGGGGTGAGCCGGCCATGAAAATGGAAGGCACTTTTTCGGAGCGGTTTTTCGACCGTTTGAGAAAAGCCAGCGGCGACCCGGACCCGCTGATGGACTTCCTGGTCAATCACCGGATGATACCGAAGCCGCCGTCGAGGGACAAGGAGATCTTCCACGACATCCTGGAGGAGAAGGGGCAGCGGGCGATGGAGGAGGCCCATTATCTTTACAGCCGGTACATGGGCCAGGAATTCCGGTCCGATTTGGAAGCCCGCATGTCCGAGCTTGAGGAACTCTCGGAAGAGGGCAAGACCGACATAGTCAAGGCTATCGTCGAGTCGATGAGAGAGGGAGCGGCGGCTAAAGCCGAAGCCCGTCTCTACACCTTGCTGCAGCGACCCGGCGACAACGCCATTACCCTTGAAGTCGAAGCCTTCGCCAAGGCGTACCGCAAGAACAGGGCCGCCTTCGTCGAATCGAGAAAGACAGAGGTCACGGCCGAGGACGTGGAGTCGGAGGAGCACAGGAAGAAATGGAAGTGGTCAATTCCGGATTCACGGTGGGAACCGAGTGAAGGCGATAAGATCCCGGCGGGCCCGCCCATGCTCCAGGAGGATTTCGAGAGGCTCAAGCCGCCCGAGCCACCGAGGAAGCCATTTAAACCCATAAAGATAGACTGATGAGCGGTTTGCCGGCGGAGCTTTCGCCCCAGCGTGAATTCATCGACGCGGCCTGCGAGAGCTGCCTGGTGCTCGAGGAGGACTTTTGGGACGAGGCCCTGGTCGGCTACGTCGAGAAGATAGACTTCGGTCCGGTGGCCTGCTACGACTGGGACAAGCTGGTGGAGGTCGCGACCAAGGAATTCGGCGACCAGGAGCGCGCGCTCGAGCATTTGGACTTCAACGTCCTGAATTCGCTGGGGCACCTGGAAAGCCCGGTCGTCCTGTACCGCCCCGGCGGCATGTACTGACTATCACAACTGCTTTTCGTCTTCGTCGTTTGTTAATTTGCCAGCCGTTGTGGCTGCGTCTCGGCGACCAAGTTTTGGATTACCGTCGTTCCACTCATGCTCCAGTTGCTCGATCAAGCGAAGCCCGTAAGTATATCGGGGCCCAGGAACTCCTCGCTCTAGGCGCATGTGTTCATAGGTCCACCAGTCCCTAAAATCGTTTGGTAATCCCGGCGAGCTCTCGGGTTGGTGAAAGGTCAACAAAAAGTTGCGCACGGTCACAGATTGCTGTTTGTGAGCCCTGAGTGCTTTGCTCAAGTGTTCGATTTTATCGACCAGTTCATTGTTGCGCAGGTCCTTTTCAAGAATCGTTTTCTCGTGAATAATGTTAAGTTCGGCTTCCAGCTTGCTGACTTCGTTGGACTCCTTCCATCGCTCGCTAGTGAGCGAAACCCAGTAGGCGGCTAATCCGGACAACGATAAAAAAGCAAGCATACAGAAGCGTCGCCACCAGTGTTTTGTTTCCTGGAATTCCGCATCGGCGCGTTTGGCAGCCTCGGTTGCCTTATCCAGCCGCTCCGTAAGGTCGGTCACGCGATTTTCGGTTATCTCCTTGTAGTGCCTTTGTTTGGTGATGTTCATTCTAATCCTTTCATTGCCGGGCGGACTTGATTTTACATATAGTTAGTTCCTTACGGGAGAGAACGGGGTCGACTCTTTCGGGCCTTTAACCGTCCGGGCAAGCTCCAGTAGCATTGGAATTGATGGGGGTTCTTCTTTGTCGCACACCGACTCGAGGAAGGACACGGTGATCCAACGATACATTTGCGACCGGGTTTGGTGCAGCGAGGCCGCTAGTTTATCTATATCCTGGACGATATGGGCTGGGAGCTGGAAAGCTACTCGAACTTCCTCTTTATCTTTAGGTGACATGGTGCATACATATGTATTGAGTTCTTCAGGTGTCAAGTGCAACAATTTGTGTCAAATTCCCTTGTTAATAACTTTAATTTGACAGAGTGTTGCAGATTGTTGCACTTCGTTATGGATGACAACAACCCTACAACCTCTCCGGCGCCATCGTTGCATGGTTCAATTGACTGACCGGGAAATGGATTTCGTTCGCCGCCTGGCCTTTCGCCGAAGCAGCTCGTTAAGCTCGACCCTTCGATCTCTTCTCCAGGATCATCCCGACTTGAAGCAGGCATTGAAAAGAGATGAACAGCAGGATCGCAGAGGGGCTTGATTTTGACGCAAAAATCGAAGGACAGCCTGCTTCTTGCAGAGCCCGCCGAGGCGGAGGTCGAGCAGTTGGATCTGCCCGGCATCCCGGCCGAGTTCCTGGCCGCCGCGGAGCGTCGCGGCGAGTACACGGGGGATCGTCTTTTCGAGCAAAAACCGCAAGTCTATCAAACCATTGTCTACTGCCTGGCCGAAGGTTTGGGCATGATCCGGATCGGCAAGCTGCTGAAGGTCAGCCCGAACACGGTCATGGCCGTCCGGGACCGGGAGGGTGAGGCTGTAGATATAGAAAAAGGAAGGTTGGCGAACCTTTACCGGAGAGGAGCCAGGCTGGCCGGCGAGCGAATCGTCGAAGACCTCCTGGACGACGAGCAGGCGAGGAAGATCCCGGCCAACCAGAAGGCGGTCATCGTGGGCATACTGACCGAGAAGAGCGAGCTGTTGAGTGGTGGAGCTACCAGCCGGGTGGCCCACTCTCCGGCCGAGCCAAGTAATGAGGATTTCGATGCCTACCTGGCGAGCCTTCGCCGGGTCCGAGCCGTTGGAGGCGAGGGAATGAAAATAGAGGGAGAAAAGAAGGAACAAAAGGGCCTGGCCGGCCCGTCGCCCGGGCCGGCCCTGGCTCCGCCGTCGCAACCAGGGCCGGAGGCCGCTGAACCGGCGGACAAGGATGGAGTACCAAGAGGTTGAAGGGTTCAATTCGGCATAAAACAGACGATTTGTCTTATCCTGCTACACAAAAGGGTACACAACCTGGTGGACCCGAGGGCCTCGAGGTGCCGGGTCCCAGGGATCCAGACGGCCGACCGGGGGGGGGGGGGGTCGAAGAAAATCGATGCGGGTAGCCGGGGAGGATACATCCGCCCAGACAAAATTTTAGACAAAGGGGAACTTGAGGCGGACCTGGCCAAACGCCTGGGCCTCACCAGGGGCCGCGTAAGGCTCGCCAGGAGGCAATATCTCCAGGAAGGCGATGGGTGGATCAAGAAGGGCAAGAAAGTCCTTCTGACGGCCGATGGGGTGATCAAGCTCCTGGGAGTCTTCCAGATCGACCAGGAGGACGTTCCCGAGGTTGAATACAAGGATTTGATCGTCGTCCGTTTCTGGACCAATCCCCGGCTCCTGGGGTGCATCGCCGCCGAGGACTACAAGCCGGCCGAGCTACGCCATTACAAGCCGGCCGAGATGGCCACCCTGGTAGTCCGCGAGACGAAGAATTTCACAAAGGGAATGTTGGTTCCCGCGAAAAAAAACCCCGGCGAGACTCTGTGGAGCCTGGCCTGCAAACTCCCACGATACCGAGGAAGATTCTAATGCCTGCAAGAAAGACCCCCCAAAAACTACTCACCGTCAAAGAGGTGGCCGAGATATTGAGCGTCAACCCAAAGACCGTCTACCGCTACATGCGGGACGCGGACGAATCAAAAGGCCGTAGCGGCCTCTGGCCCTACTTCTATCTCAATGGCAGCAAAGCCACTCTGCGGATACCGGAGGCGGCCGTCCTGCGGCTCCAGGAAAGGTCGGAGGTGACGGCATGAAAAAAATAATCAAAGTAACCCTCCCCGTTGCTTTAGCCGAAGACCTTGAAAAATCAGCTTCAGCTTCAGCAATGACAAAATCGGCTTACATTGCCTCGCTACTCAAGGCCCAAACAGGGCCCAAACAGGGCCCAAACAGGGCCCAAACAGGGCCCAAACAAGGCCCAAACAGGGCCCAAACAGGGCCCAAACCTCGCGCACACGGGAGACAAAGAGAAAAAAATACAGTAAGAACCCCCCTAGTATCCCCCCAGGGGGATTTATTTCTTTCTTCTTTCTCTTCTCTTTTTTCCAACAAGCCGGAATTCAACTGCCCGGAGTTCGAGCTCGCCTGGAAAAGATTTGTTGAAATGAGATCCGAGCCGAAAACAAATCCCCCCCCGGTTTCCGCCGGGACGGCCGAGGTATTCGCGGAGCAGTTCGAGAAGTACGACTTGCAGCAGGTACTGGACGCCTTGGGTGAGTCGACGGTGAGCGGATGGGCTGGGGTTTTCCCGAAAAAAAAGCCCCCCCCGGCCAAAGAAGACGATGAATGGGCGGACGTAAGTCCTCACATTACCCGGCCTTATCATATGTGGAAGGAATGAGGCATGGACGGGAGGCAAGTAAGCGAAGCGCTCGCGAGTCGAGCGGAGGAGGTTTGTCGCCACCTTTTGCCCGAGGGCGAGAGAATCAAAGGGGAATGGGCGGCCCCGAACGTTACCGGTCGAAGCAAAACCGGCAAAAAAACAACCTCCCTCCGGGTCTCGCTCCAGGGCCCCAATCAAGGGCTGTGGATCGACCACGCCGACCCGAGTCAAAAAGGCGACCTTCTGGGGCTTTGGATGGCTACCAGGAATTGCGACTTTCGGACCGCGTTCGAGGAGGCCAAGCGTTTGCTGGGTATAGCGGACCTGGCTCCGAAATTGAAGTCGGTCAGGGAAACGATGCTGCCTCGGAGGGATCCGAAAAAAGGACCCCGCCCGGAGAAGCCGCTTCCTTTGGACCCGGCGAGCCCGGCCTACAAGTACCTGGTGAAAACCAGAAAGCTCGAGCCGGAGGCCCTGGCGGCTTACGGCGTCGGCCAGTCTCCCGACGGCAAGAAAATAGCCTGGCCGTTCGTGGACTCGGACGGGGAGCTGCTCCTGGTAAAGTGGCTGGAGTTCGAGAAAAAGGGAATCCGCGTCGAGCCGGCCGGAGGGCCCAGGATGCTTTTCGGGATCCAGGCGATCCCGGCCGACTGCGAGGAACTGTTTATCACCGAGGGAGAGATCGACGCGGTCACCCTTACGGGCTGGGGGTTCCCGGCCGTCTCGCTTCCGTTTGGAACGTTGAAGAGCGACAAGGACGACCCGCTCCAGCACGACTACGATTGGCTGCAATGCTTCAAGACAATTTATTTAGCCGGCGACATCGACGAGGCGGGAGTGAAATCCCAGGCCACGCTCGCCAGGCGCCTGGGCCGGGAACGGTGCAAGATGATCGAGTGGCCGGACGGCTGCAAGGACGTCAACGAATGGGCTCAGTCCGGAGCCGACGGCTCCGAGTTCTTCGAGGGTCCCTACCAGGCGGCCAGGGACATGGATCCGGCCGAGCTGAAGAACGTGGCCGACTTCGACCTTCGAGTTTGGGAATGTTTTTACCCGCCTGGCGGAGAGGAGCCCGGCGATGCTCCGCCCTGGACCCTACCTTTCCGCTTCCGGGCCGGCGAGGTCAGCACCTGGACCGGGTATTCCAAGCACGGCAAAACGGTCCTGCTCAACTACGTCCTGGTTCACCTGGCCGGCTTGGGCCGCAAATCCTGCATTTGTTCGCTTGAAATGAAACCGGAAAAGAATGTCCAAAATATGATGAGGATGGCTATGGGCAAATCCAAGCCGGACGACGAGGACGATTTCCGGCGAGCCCTTACCTGGATGAGCGGCTATTTTTGGGTATATGACAAAGTAGGCACCGCGTCCGGGGCCGAGATCCTGGAGGTCTTCGCCTACGCCGCCAGAAAATACGGCGTAACCCACTTCGTGATCGACTCGCTGATGCGATGCAGCGTTCACGAGGAAGACAACCAGGGCCAAAAGGAATTCTTAAACGCCTTGTGCGACTTCGCCGCCGAGCACGACGTTCACGTCCACCTGGTGGCCCACTCCAAGAAGCCCAGCGAAAAACGACCGGAGGCTAAATACTGGCCGTCGAAGCACGACGTCCGGGGCTCGGTTCATATAACCGACCTTTCGCACAACGTTATTTGCGTATTTAGAAACAAGCAGAAGGAACTCGACCTGGAGTCTTTGCATACAAAAGGAGCCCCGGATTCGGACCTTCGGAAAGTGAAGGAGCTACACGACGCCATGTTCATCGTTCTGGCTCAACGCGGAGGCGACGGCGACGAGCCTATGAAGCGTCTGTTTTTCGGCAAGGAAGACGGCTCCTGGCAATACAAAGAGAACCGCCTGGCGACGCCCAGGGTATATGTACCAACCGAGGAAGACTGATGCCTTTGACCAATATCACTTTTATGAACCCTTTGCCGTCGCCGGTTGAAAAGCGACCCATCAGTCATCATTCCACTCCGTTCTCCGGCGGCGGCACTAATTCTAACGACAACAAACAAAGGACCCCAATATGAGTAAAATGGAAATGATTGAAACCCACCCGGTGGAACCGTGGTTAGCCAGCATGATGGAGCATTCCGGCAACCCCGTTACGTTAAAAAAATACGACCCTTGCCATACGGTTTATAAATGGGGAGACGACAAGGCCGAGGTTTCCGCCAGACTTTACGCCGTCGCAATAAAACCAGGAACGATCTCCCATTTCGTCGTCAAGCTTTACAACGTCAAGGAGGCCAACGGCGAGCTCGAGTGGGAGTTCGATCACTCGACGAGCTGGCTTTTTTCTCCCAGGCAATTCGAGAAAGCCGAATCGGAATTCCAGGAAATAACGATCATCGTCGACTGCATCAATTCGGTGCAGCCCTGGAAGGGAATCCATCCGGATCCGGAAGAACTGGCGGAAGCAAGGGGAGTTGCATGATACGAGATAAAGACAGGCCGGTAGTGGCTGACGACGTTTTCCTGGGCAGGCCGCTCGAGATGACCCGGCTGGAATGTCCGGCGGATTTCACGGCTCTTCTCGGCCGGCTCCTTAACCGTATAAACGAATTGTCGGAATCGGTGATTGTCCTGGCGGAGTCCGTAGACGAAGCGAAGTTATCAATGCGGCGCATCGAAGATAAGGAACGGCGCGTAATAGATAAGGAATGGTATTTGATCCGCTCTCAAGCCAAGGATGAATCGAAGAAGTTCTTTGAGGCTAAACTTCCACAAATCCGAGCGGACGTCGCTTATCTGACAAAGCGGGCGAGCAACGAATTGGAGAGGGTAAAGGACAAGCTTTGGGAAGCTATGAAAGCGCTGGACCGCGACAATAGAGCAAACCGGCTGACGATGGCTGGAATAATCCAGGAGATGCATAACGGAAAATGACTTTCGAGCCTACGCCTCACCCGATTCTACGCCTCCCGACCAGGGAGGAGACGGAGGAGATGGGTCCGAAGGCATGGATCGAAACGATCACCAACCGCGAAAAGCTGATCGCCCAGGAAAAAGAGGACCCCCTGGGCTCCGGCTGGGAGCCTCCGATCTGGAAGATTTGCGACTACCTCCTGGGGTTTTCCTGGGTGGACCAGGAGAAGGCGGCCGCGGTTCGCGAAGCCCTGGGTTTCGATCGCCCGGTCGACGTCCTTTTGATCAATGGTGGAAATCGTGGTGGAAAGTCTTTTTACGCGGCCAAGCGGACCATGCAGATGCTGCAAGCCACGCCCGAGGGCCGGGCCTGGTGCTTCCATGAGTCCAACGCCAACGGCGTCGAGTACCAGCACCCGCTGATGTGGAATTTTCTCCCGCCCGACCAGCGGCGGAAGGTACGCACGACGACGGCCTACATTTCGTACAATCAAAAATACGGCTTTTCGGACAACAAATTCGTTCTTCACAACGGCGCCGAGTGCTCCTTTCGGAACTACGAACAAGACCGCGAGAAAATCGAGGGTGGTGAGCTGAACATCGCCTGGTGCGACGAGCTTGTGCCGGCCGACTGGGTGACCAGTCTGGAGCTGCGCCTGGCGACCAGGGCTCCAAACTCGAAGATGATGGTCACCTTCACTCCGGTCCGCGGTTACTCCGACACTTGCAAAATGTTTTTGGACGGGGCCGAGCCGGTCCGGGAGTCGATTGCTTTTCTTTGTCCGAGGGACGGCGGCGAAAGAATTCCGGCCCTGGCTCTCGAGCTCGAGGACTGCCTGGCCTGGACCAATGGAGGCGAAAGCCAGCCGGCCGTGCCCGAGGGCCGCCGGTTCGAGGAAGTGCCCAGGGTAATGAAGTGCGCCGGCGACAATCGCCGGGCCGTGGTATTCTTTCACTCCTCCGACAATCCCTACGGCAACCCGGCGGCGGTCAACGACATCGTCGAGGGCAAGCCCAGGTGGTTCGTGAAGGAAAGGTTTTACGGTTTGGCCAACAAGACGATGGCCACCCGGTTCCCCAAGTTCGACCCGAAAGTCCACGTGGTGCCCGACGAATCGGTGCCGGACAAGGGGCCCTGCGTCCTGGTTTGCGATCCCTCGAGCGGCCGCAATTTCTACATGTTGTGGCTCCGCGTCGTCGGCGAAAACGTTTACGCCTATCGCGAGTGGCCCGGAGACTACGACGTGCCCGAGATCGGCGTGCCCGGCCCCTGGACCTTGCCCGACGGCAAGAAGGCCGACGGCCGGCCCGGCCCGGCCCAGGACAGTTTCGGTTTCGGGCTCTGGAAGTACAAGCGCGAGATCGCCCGCCTGGAGGGCTGGGAAGCCTGGAAGAAATGGAAGGACCGCCCGGACGCCGACAAAAGGGAAAGCGAGGCGGTGGCCGAGTGGACGGAGAACGAGGGCGCCGACGAAGAGGTCGTCGAACGATACATGGACGCCAGGGCCGCCAGCAGCCCCAGGATCGAAAACGATCGCCCCGTCACCCTGTTGACCGAGTTCGAGGACATCGGGCTGCATTTCTCATGCGCGCCTGGCGGCGACATCGCCGAGGGCGTGGCGAAGATAAACGACCTTTTGGACTGGGACGAGACCCAGGAGAAATCCTTTTTTAACCAGCCCAGGCTGTACCTGGCGAAAGGTTGCAGGAACTTGGCTTTCAGCCTGGCGAACTGGACCGGCAAGGATGGGAACAAGGGAGCCTCGAAGGACCCGGTCGACGCTCTCCGTTATGGGTTGATGGCCGGGATCGAAGACCTCGAGGTCGGCACCTGGGAGACTGAAGGGGGCGGTCACTTCTGATGGCGAAGCCGGCATTCATAAAGAGGGGGGAGGTCATGGAGCGGCTGGGCCTCGCCAGGTGGTCCCTGGAAAAGCTCGAGCAGGCGGGGGTGATCGAGCCGGTAAAGCTGAAGGGGTTGAAGTGGAGACTTTATAGAACGGCCGACGTCGAGAGACTGGCCGAGGGCAAAGGCAACGAAAACAAACGAGAGGGCGAACATGATTAAAGTAAAACAGCACGATGAGGAGACCATTGAGGTCGTTAAGGGAGACGGCGGCGACGCGAGCGTGACCGACGATGAACTCACTAGGTTGAAGAACGAAATCGATCACATAATGAAGGACGCGGCCGAGGACATCGCGGACCGTCGAAGCGACGCCAGCGACGCGCGCTTTTGCCGGTGGACCGGACAAAGCTCCGACGGTCTGGTGCATCGAAAGAACTTGGATGGCGAGCCCGTCTTCCCGTTCGAGGGCGCTCCGGACACCAGGATCCGCACGGCGGACATGCTGGTCAACGAAAGGGCAAAGACCCTAGTCGCGGCGGCCACCAGGTCTCGGGTCGTCGTAGAGGGAACCGAGAGCCGCGACCTCCGCCTGGGAGCGGTCCTGACCGTCGTCCTCAAGTGGCTTTTAAAGAGCAAGCTGGGCTCGAGTTGGCGAAGAACGCTGGAGCGCCTGGCTCAATGGCAAGAGGGCGACGTCCCGGCCGGTGCCGTTATGGGCGTATACTGGCAAGCCAAGACAGCCTTGGAGAACAAGGAAATAGGGATCGACGACGTGGCCCAGCTACTCATGGCCAGCGGCATAGTTCCGGCCGAAGACCCGGAAGCCCTGGTAACCGAGCTTGTATCGATGCTCCAGGACCCGGAGCAGGAGGAACGCCTAGCCGGCTTACTGACCGGAGCGGCTCCGCACGTGACGATGAAGAGGGCCCGCAAGATAGCGAAGGACCTCCGCAAAAATTTCGTAGTGGACGAAGCCACCGGACAGCCGGCCACGAGCGCCGTGTTTCCCCAGCCGTACATGAAGGAGAACGGTCCGGCCCTCACGGCTCATCGCCTCTTCGAGGATATTTTCATCCCGGCCAACACGACCGACATTCAGCGGTCTCGGGCGGTCTTTATCCGCGAGTGGTTGTCTGAAGCCGAGATGCGAGAACGAGTCCTGACTCACGGCTATTCCAGGGAGTACGTCGAAAAGGCTCTCGAGTACGAGGGCGAGACCGGTTTCCCGACCTACGAAATCACCGAGCTGGTCGAGGACGCCCTGGTCGTCAAGAGCCCGGACACTCAAGCCCGGCGTGGCCTGTATGAACAGATCACGGCCTACTACAAGGCGGTGAACGACGACGGCGTGCCAGGAGTCTATTACACTTGCTTTCACAGCCAGGTCGATTTCGCGGCCAAGGACAGGCAACTGCTCCCCTACGCGCATGGCGAATATCCGTTCGTATGGTTTGGGCGTGAGACGCTCACCTCCAGGTTGTGGGACAGTCGAAGCGTGCCCGAGCTGGCCATGACCATGCAGAAGCTCCAAAAGGTCTTTTGGGACAGTTTCGGGGCTCACGTCCAACTCACTACCGTCCCGCCCATCAAGGCCCCTAAATCGCGGCCTACGCACCGCGTGGCGATCGGGCCGATGGCCGTCGTCAAGGAGACGCGGCCGAACGAGATAAACTGGATGGCGCCGCCGGCCTACCCGACGACCAACGACAAGGCCCGGGCCGATCTGGACCGCATGGTCGACAATTATTTCGGGCGGATGAACCGGGGCACGACCGACCCGGCCCTGACCCAGTTGCACCAGCAGGACATGATCGACCGATTCCTGGACAGCCTCAAGGACGTCTTCAAGATGGTCTTGCAGCTTTGCCAGCAGTACATGGACGACCAGACCCTGGCCCGGATCACGGGATCAAAGGAAGCCGTTCCCATCGCCCGAGGCCGGGCCGAGATCCAGGGAATGTTCGACGTCTCGATCGACTTCGACGCCAAGGACCTGGACATGGAACACGTGATCAAGAAGGCCGAGATCATCGGCCGCTACATTCTACCGATGGACACCCTGGGAACGGCCAAGCGCGATCTCCTGGTCGCCAGGCTATTCGGCGGCATCGATCCCAACCTCGCCGACGACGTTCTGGTGCCGGTCGAGGCAGCCAACCAAAAGGAGATAAGCGAGGAGCAAATCAACTTCGCCAAGATCGCCGCGGGCGTCGAGCCGGATATGAAAAAGGAAGGCGAAAACCATGCCTTGCGGTTGCAGGTGCTCCAGGCGATCGGGCAGGCCAACCCGGCCGCGATGGAGAACTTGACCGAGGACTCGCAGAAGATTCTGCAAAACCGAGTCAAGCATCTCCAATTCATGCAGCAGCAGCAGCAGAACAAGCAGATCGGGCGCGTAGGAACTTCGCCGGCTCAGATGCAGCAACAAGCTCCGCAGGCCGGTCTAGCCGGAGGAGGTGAACCCGGTGAATAAGAAAAAGCCGAAAAAGAGAAGGAGCAAAAAACTCGGCGTTGATTTAAAATATTGGCCGACCTCTCGAGAGGTGGACCGAGGGTGGCGTGCGTTCTGGGCCAAGAGAGGCCGGGACCACCCACCCGGGAACACCGGCGAGTTTGATTGCAGCCAGGAAAAGCAAAGGGATTGATAAATGAAAACCTGGTTTGGACTAAAGACGACTGTCAAGCTGGCGGCGGAGCCCGCTTTGAATGCAAACGAAATGCAGGAAGCCCTGGCCAACGAGGCGAACTCCAGGCCCATGAAGGCGGTCCAGGTCATGCTGGACGAGGCCATCCTTGATCGTACTACCGCGGCGATGGACGAGACGCTTCCCGATTCGGAAACAAAGTTTTACTTGGGGGGGGCGGCGGCCCTGGCTGCATTCAAGGAAGAGCTGGCGCATCTTACGCGGCCGAGGCCGTGAAGGAGGAGTTTCCCAGGGAGTGGTATTGGCTTGCGGCCTTGATCCTTTTCTTCCTGGAACGCGAGGTCGTCCTGGACCTTTGCTTCGCCGTAATCCATTTGGTTTTCCTGTTTTTCCAATGAGTCAGCTCGAGCTCGACTTTACGGCGCCTGCTCCCCTGGGCGTGGAGCCAGGGGCCGTCGTCCGCGGGAACTATTCGTCGATCGAGTACGTCGTCCAGATAGTGGGGGGCGATCGCCGCCGCGGGTTCTGGCTGAACTGCAAGTGCAAGGACAACAACTTGCAGAGCGGACACTTCAGCGGCCTGGGCCCCAGGGAAGGCGACGAGCTTCCGGTCCTGGATCCGGCTCGGCCTCACGATCGGATCCTGGTGATTTCGGACAAGAAGCAGTCAACCAGACAAAAAAAGGGAAAACTGTCTGGTTGACGATTTTCCACACAAACTTTCGGTATAAAAAAAAGGTGCGACGGCCGAGCCCAGGAAACAAGCCGATTTGATTCGGTATGAAAAAAAGGTGCGACGGCGTTTCCACACAAATGCATCCACCTGTCGTCGCGCACGCGAAGCCCGTCCGCAGCCCTGCCTGTACCTGCCCGGGCGAGGCGCGTCCCTGCCCCGGCGAGGCGTGTACCCGTCCGGGCGAGGCGCGTCCCAGCCCAGGCGAGGCGCGTCCCTGCCCAGGCGAGGCGTGTACCCGTCCGGGCGAGGCGTGCCCCTGTCCAGGCGAGGCGTGTACCTGTCCGGGCGAGGCGTGCCCCTGTCCAGGCGAGGCGCGTACCTACCCAGGCGAGGCGTGTACCCGCCCCGGCGAGGCGCGTACCTGTCCAGGCGAGGCGCATCCCTGCCCGCCGCCCTGCGTGATCCCGTCCGGGCGAGGCGTGCCCCTGTCCAGGCGAGGCACGTCCCGGCGCATAATGCACGCACTACCTGCCCGCAGCCCTGCCCGTCCCTGTCCGGGCGAGGCGCGTCCCGGGTACGCAGCCCCGCGCAGTCCCGCCCAGGCGAGGCGCGTCCCTGCCCCGGCGAGGCGTGTACCCGTCCGGGCGAGGCGCGCACCCGTCCAGGCGAGGCGTGTACCTGTCCGGGCGAGGCGTGTACCCGTCCAGGCGAGGCGCGTCCCTGCCCAGGCGAGGCGTGTACCCGTCCAGGCGAGGCGTGTACCTGCCCAGGCGAGGCGTGTACCCGTCCGGGCGAGGCGTGTACCTGCCCGGGCGAGGCGTGTACCTGCCCGGGCGAGGCGCGTCCCGGGCTTACGCACAGGGGCTTCGCGAGCCCGCGTGCACACAAGAGAAGGGCCGCCACCCTCTCGAGTGACGGCCCCTGGGCCTCCGGGCCTCTGAAGGTTACGCGGACTGCTGATGCTGAAAGAAGGAGTCGAAGTCGTTGGCCGCCTTGGTGCGTAAAACTTGCGGGTAGCAGACCTTGACCTGGTCGCGGCCGAGGGCGGCGTAATAGGTTTCGGTCGTCACGACGCTGGAGTGGCCGAGGAAGTTCCGGGCCTGGACCGCTCCGAGTTCCGGGTGGCAATAGTATTCGGAGCCCTTGAGCTTGCGCAGTTCGTGAGCGGCTTTCTCGAAACCGTTGTGGCCGGGGCCTGGTTCCTTGGTCCAGCCGAGGTCTCGCAGCCAGGCGTTCAGTTCCGCGATGATACCCTTGTAGCGATCGGTGAACGTGAGGCCAGGGAGCACGTACTCGCCGGCGTCCTCCGGTAGCTCGCGCTTCCCGAGGGGGGCCTTCCACTTCTCGCCGGATATGACTTTCGCGATGAATACGTTGCTGACTCCGAATTCCTTGGCCAGGGCGAGCTTGGTCACTCCGCCCTCTGCGAAACGCCTGCGAATTTCCTCGGCCTGCTCGAAGTCGATCTTGGTCTTTTTGACCTTGGGTTGCTCCGGCCGGGCCACCTGTTCGACGCGAACGTTGTCGTTCAGCCATTGCGCGGTTTCGGCCGGGATCGCGATCGTGCGGCCGGGCCGCTCTGTGGTCGACGCCTTGGGGCCCTTGAATCCCTTTTCCTGGCCGACGACCTGGGTGATCTTCTTGATGTTGACCGTCCAGTTGCCATCTTCCCGAAGCTCGAACCAGTCCCAGCGGCACCAGGCGGCCTCGCCGGCCCGGAGGCCCAGGTCGTAGCAAAGCACGAAGGCGGCCCCGACGGCCGGGTTCTCACGCTTGAGGATCTCGGCCGCTGCAAAGGTCTTGTCGATTAAGTTTTGAGGAGGCTTTTGGTATGCGGCGGCTCGGAGCGAGTACTTGCCGGCGGCCTTGACGAAATCCTTGACCGAGTCCGGAAGGGCGAGGCCCTGCTTCTCGTACCATTCCAGAGGAGAGATCGGGGCTTTCGACTTGGAGGAGAACAAGGCCGCGGACTTGCGGATATTCGAGTTGATGGTGACTTTGAGGCTATCGTCTTTTCTGCCTTTCGCGTGCTTCCAGGAATAATGATCGTAGTCCAGGGGAAGGTCGCCGTTCACGACCGAGAGCGGGAGGTTGGCGATCTCCTCGGGAACGTCGTAGGACTTCCCGCAAGAGTTGGGTTGAAAACCGTAGCGGGCGCAGAGGACCCGGAGGAACACATTGACGTTTCCCTGGGCGGTTTGGGGATTCGGGCCCTTGCGGATCTCGTTCACGTATTGGGCCCAATCCAGGTAGCAGTCGACCAGCTCCTGCACGGTCGGGAAATGCTTCGCTTTCTTGGAGTCGATTTGGTTGTAGTAGGAGTCCTCGCCGAGCTCCAGTTTCTTGAGCTCCCGGTTGCGCCGTTTCTTGGCCTCCTGGTGGTCCGAAGTTTCGAGCGATTTAAGTATCGTTCTTCCACCCTTCAAACGCTTTCTGAGATACCAGAGATTGTCCCTTTTTTGTAGGTATTTAGTGTCCTTGTTTTTTCCTGAATTTTTCATTGGAGATTTCGAGTTGAGTTAATTGGGTGATGCGGGTCGTCGCAATCTGCATCAAAAGAGTGTTGAACCACCCCCGCTTGTCAAACCCATCTGATACACAAATTGATACACAAATTGGTGGGTATCCCTGTCCATCCGTGTCCATCCGAGTCTATCTGCAACGGATTTCCCTTCCCTCTTCTGAACTGGGCTACAGCCGGAAATCGGCTATTTCAAGCTGGTCGGGACGACTGGATTTGAACCAGCGACCTCTGCGTCCCGAACCAATATGGCGCAAATGGAAGGGCGTCCCGCGGGCCCCGGAAACAAGCCGAAAAAAAAAGTCATAGGGTTCAACTGATACACAAGTTGCTACACAAGTTGGTGGGAGTTCGCGTGTTTTCGCGGTCGAAGTAAAGTCGGTACGAGTCGGTACGAGTCGGGATGGAAGTCGGTCCCTTGACCAGCTTCCGGGGCTCCTCGTTTAGTGGATTTTCAATCCTGCTTGGAAGGACAATCCATGAGATGAATCAGACATTAGAACAAGGTACGGAGACTGCGGCTCCGACCGGCGGCGAACAGCCGACTCAAACCGCTGGAGATGATACGCTCGAATTGCTCGAATCCGCGAGGGCCGATCTGGCCCCCGGCGTGTTCGATCGAAAGCCCGAAAACGAAGGGGCGGAAGCCACCGCGAGCGAAGGCGAAATCGAAACGAACCCGGCCCCCGATTCGGCGGCCAGGAAACCGTTGCCCTTGGAGGTGCAGCAAAGCATCGACAAGAGGATCGGCAAGGAGGTGAGCAAGCGCAAGGAACTGGAGGAACAACTCGAGAACGAGAGATCCGTCCAGCGCGATCTCGAGGAAAAGCTCAAGGCGGCCAAAACCGCCCAGGCCGAACCCTCGATCGTGATCCGATCGGATGACCCTTACGCGGGAATGTCTCAAGCCGAATTGGATAAGAAGGAAAGAACTCTGGTCGAGTTCAAAGCCTGGGCAATACGCAACGAGCACGGCTACGTCGGATCCGGGGAGGACAACGACCCGGACTGGTCCGAGGACGAAGTGCGCGAGCGACGGGCCCAGGTGGAGGAGGAGCTGCTCATCAAGATTCCCGAGGCGCGACAACGCCTGGCCAAGCGCCAGGGCGTCGAGCGAAGGGCGGTCGAGAAGTTCCCTTTTCTGGCCGACAAGAACCTGCCCGGCTTCGAGGAAGCCGCCAGGCTCTACAACACCAAGCCGTTCCAGGAACTGCTCAAGGTCGATCCGTCGGCCCTGGTGCTCCTGGGGCACGCGGCTCGAGACATCTACGCCGAAAAGAGCGGCGAGGGCTCGATCTCGACCAACGCGCAGGCGGCTCCCCCGGTGGTTCCCACCGAGGCGATGCCGATGGGCGGACCCGGACCGGCGGCGCCGGCGAGGGGGAGGACGACCGGACTGACCAAGGAGCGGGCCCAAGCGGCCGCCAACGGAAACCTGGAAGCAGTAGTCGGAGAAATGCTGGGACTATAAACCAACCACGATTTCCAAGGAGGGAATTTACACATGGCTATCTTATATGAAAAAGACGCCGTAGCCAAGCCGACCGATTGGGCCGACTTGATCTCCGTCGTCGAATCCGAATCGACGCCTTTCACGTCGATGATACAAAAACGCACCAAGCCGCAGCAAGTTTTGCATTACTGGCAGGCGAAAGCCTATCCGGAAGTGAGTCACCAGGGCGTGCTCGACGGGGTCGACGCGACCGAGTTCTCCAGCCTCCAGGCAGAAGAGCTCACCGGCGTTTCCCAGAAAGTCTGGCACAACGTCGGGGTCTCGGACTTTTCCGAGGACGCAATGACGCAAGCCGGAGTCAAGGGGTCCGCCATCAAGGCACAGGTCAGCGACGGACTCGTGAGCTTGAAGCGGATCATCGAGAAGCGCTGCCTCTCCGACGCAGACTCCGCCCGCGACAACGGAGTGGACCAGGGCAACGAGACGCGTGGCATCTTCAAGTGGACCGATACAAGCTGGTCCGCATACGACGTGCCTAGTTCGTTTCGCACGCCTGCCGCGTCGAAGCACGCCGACACTCTGGCCAACTTCACCGAGACCATCTTTAACGGGCTGGGTCAATCCAGCTACAAGCAGAAGAAGGGGCCCGTCAGTTTGGACGGTTTCGTCGGCATCGAGCTCAAGCAGAAGTTCACCGACTTCACGACCTACCAGACGGTTTCCGGAGCGACGCAAGTGTCCTCCCGGACCTTCAACCAGGAAGCCAGCTCGAACCAGATGATCAACACCATCGATCGCCTGGTCCTCGACACCGGCACCTACGACCTCCACGTCTCGAGCTTTCTCAAGACGGCGGCGGCCACCGGAGCCGACGCGGCCACCACTCACAAGGTGGGCATCTTCGCCGACATGAGCATGTGCGGCCTCGCCTACACTCGCTTGCCCCGCGTGGTCAAGCAGGAGTACCAAGGCGGCGGACACAAGCGCATCATCGACGCCATCTTCATGCTGATGATCGACAATCCGCTCTGCATGATTCCCATTAATTCAACCAGCTAAGGGGAGGATAACTCAATGGCTACAGTAGCATTAACATCATCCGACCGACTTCGGCCTCTCTTGGCCCAGGAAGCGGCCGGTCTCAACAACGGGGCCACGCACGGGCTTCGCTTCACGCACGCCGACCTGGTTACGGTCACGTCGGCCGGAGACGACGCGACCTTCACAGTCTCGCTTCCGCAGGCACCAACCGCGGCCGCGCCGGTCTACATCGAGTGCGTCGGCTACAAGCTGACCCGGGCCTTCACCAGCGTGGAGAACTCGGGCACCGCGGCGGTCAACGACTCGACCTTCCTCGTCGGCAACCCGGATGATACCGACCAGTACCTGGCGGCGAAGAAGTACATCGAGGGAGACAACCCGGTGCATCACGCCGAGCCCATCGCGAACAACGGACTGACCTTCACCGCGGCGACCAACGCCAAGGTGATCATCACCATAGGGGCCGATTCCGGCAAAGTCCTGGGCGACTTGGACCGCGGGATCCTCGACTTATATTTCAAGATCCGCTCCGGCCACCAGGCCATCGCGGCGGCTTGAGTGTAATCTAGTTTCGAGTCAAATCGGAAAATTGGGGTACGGGCGAGGACTGATCACCCTCGCCCTTTTCCCCCAGGTAAAATGGTAAGTTTCGATCAAGTTTGCGAGGAGTTCCGGACCGGGCGGCACATGAAGCTGCGCAAGGCCGAGAATCTCCAGGTAAAGGCCGCGGCCGCCACCGGGCGCCGGCGGTTCTTCGGCGACCAGGGAGAGGTCGCCTTTCAGATACGCCCGGAATTCTTCCACTACTGGGGCCAACGCCTGGGCTACGAAGCCTGGAAGGATCCGCAATTCGTGAAGGAATTTCTCCGCGACAATCCCCAATGCAGGGTCGACTCGAGAAGCGAGAAGATCCAGACCGGCCACGGAGGCAGCTCCAGGGCGACCGGCCGAGGCCGACTGCCCAGTATGGCCAAAACTTATTTGTACGATCACGCCGGCCGCAAGGTAAAGACGATCGTTCACGCCGACCAGGGCTCGCAATGAGCATGAGGGCGACCAGCTTCCGGGGCGTGATGCAAGGCATATGCCGGCACGACGGCCTCGACTACACGCAGATTGCAAACGTCCAAGCAGACTTCGGCGAATATATAAACGAGCGCCTGCGAGAAGCCTGGACCTGGGAATGGTGGCCGGAAATGATGCTCCTCGAGCAACGCCAGTACCGGCCCGACTTCGACGACGACGGGACCTACGCCATTGACGACATCGTGTGGGATCCGACCGGCAAGAAATATTACATTTCCCTGGCCAATTCCAACACCGCCGCCCTGTCGGACGCGACCAAGTGGTCCGACAACCTGGGAGAATGGGACCGATACATTGCTTACGAGCAAACCGGCAAGACCAAGCTCGGCGACGTCAAGGGGATCTACGAGCGGAACCCCAGGAAGAACACGACGCCGGGCCGGCTGAATTTCGAGATGAGCGAGAACGGCATCCAAGTGAGCAGCCTGGCCGGCAACCAGGTATTTGTCGAATTCCGCAAGCGCCCACCCGAATTCACCGGCACCCTCTACGAAAACACGACCGCCAATTATTACGTCGGCGATTTGGTCTGGGACGAAGGCACCGCCCTCGGGGCCCAGAACTCCGGCGAGTGCGCCGTCTGCATACAGGCCCATACGAACTCGCCCGCCAGGACGCCGGACAACACCGCATACTGGACCAAGGTGGACTTCCCCTGGATCCTCCGGCCCTTCGTCGTCCGGGCCGCATACAGCGATTTCCTGGCCGCCGACGGCCAGACCGGAAAGTCCATCGCCGAGGAGCGACGGGCTTTCGAGCATTTAGAGCACGCGGCCGACGCCATCGGCCTTCCGCAACAGGGAGAGGTGGCATCGGTCGGCACCGTATTCAGTTAACGACAACCAGGAAGCATCATGGGAGCAAATTCAAGCAACGTAGCAAATTTCAGAACGAAAGTAGTGGATACCACGATAACGATGCCCGGCTCGGAATACGCCACCGGCGACCTCCTGGTCGAGGGAATAGCCATCGCCGTCGGCACCGGCCGCACCATCGGCACGATCAACAACGCCGTAATCGTCGACCAGGCCGATCTGGGGAGCCAGATCGAGTTCTGGTTTTCGGACAAGCAGACGGCCCCGGATTTCGGCTCGCCGGATTCAGCGCCTTCCGTGTCCGACGCAGACGCCGCCACCCTCATCGGCAAGATCGACTCCTCCGAAACTTATACTGATTTGACCGACAACAAGGTGGCCATCCCGGCCGCCTTCTCCCCGATAGCTTTCGACACCGCGAACGGTCAGCTTTACGGAGCAATCATTCTCCGAGGCAGCGCAACTAATTACGGGGGAGGCAGCGTGGTCCTTCGCCTGGGGCTCACCATCGAGCAGGGTTACTGATGACCTGGCCGCCCATAACGGCCAGAGGTTGGCGCGGCGGAGCCTTCGCGGCGGGGCCAGCGGCTCCTGCGGTGGCATCGGGCTACGCCTTGGACGACGGAACAAGTACGGAAACGGAGCCGGTCATTCATTTGGACGCTGGATCGGGCGTTACCAAAAACGGTTCCGATCAGGTAACCGAATGGGCGAGCCGCATCAATACCTTCAGCCAGTTTCCTCTTGGAGGGGATTT